GTCCCCCATACGGGCGGGCCTAGCATGATCCCCGGCGCGAACGGGGGTACATGCAAAGGGAAGGTGACCTCTTTACGTCTAAGCCGTGCGTCACGTGGCTTAGGAAAACAGCCGCATGGGCCGTGGTGGGTCTAAGGGTTCTGCCCTACCCCCCCCATCAAAGGTGGTTAGGCACCCACGAAATATTAATAGTATTAATATTGCTAATATAATGCTAAAGGCCCATAATGCCTGCTGCCACCGCGCTCGCGAACTTCCCAGTGATGGGGGCATTGAGCACGCCGGTTGCCATCGACCTAATGGTAGGTGCGATGACGTGGCCGTACGCCCAGCTGGAGACTGGGCCCAGTGACTGCAGCACGTGATTCAACGTGTTGCGCGACTGGGGGGTGTGTGAAGCAAGGGGTGTCACCAGTGCGGTGTCCTCAATCTCGTAACACCCCGTGACCTCGAACTGCAGGCTTCCCGGAGGGATACCACGATAGGTCACCACGATCGTGGTGGCCTTTGGCTCCAGTGCCAGGGCCAAGTGGAACTCCTCATCCGCCTGAGCGGGCACAAACTTGACCTCGTGAACAATCTCGCCAAACCGAGCGTTGAACGGGGTACGCGCCAGATCCTGCACTGCGTTGCTGCTACCACCCGGGGCCTGGTACTGGCCGGGCACCACGGCCATGCCGATGGTCCCAGCTCGTGCCGTCTCGGCTCCGATGTAGCGCACCTTGATGCAGCCGGCCAAACACCGCAGGTTAGTCGTGGAACTCAACTGCGGTGCAAACACATTGGTAGCTGTGTTAAAGGTGTAATTGGTACCAGCAGTAGCAGCCACATGTGTCCCGTTGAACACAAGGCCCGTGCCAAGCTGGAAAACATACGTACCCTCAACTGACTGGCCATCACCCGCTAGGATCGTACGATACCTCCGATACTGTCCAGTACCCAGCCCAGCCAGACAGCCGTTGCTCATCTCCGCATTGCACGGGTCGAGCAGCAGCTGGCGATGCTTCAGGGCTGCTGAATCCAGAAACATAGGGCGTGTAGGGCGTCTGCGGCCAGACACCACTACTCCCCTCTTCCTGGGCGCACCCGTCTTGGTGCGCTTCGCTGGTTGCTTCTTGTTCTTCGCCATGCCTAAACAATGTAGACATAATGGGCCCGGTGTGTTGGGCTACCCGTCAATGGGCACCCACTTGGCCCACTCGGGAAGCACTGGGGTTGCGTCCTCAGAGCTGACGCTCCGGGCGCATGCCACCAGGTCCTCCTCCGTGACCGCGGCCTGGAGCCGGGCAATCAGGAGGCGCATCTCAGCGACTCCGAAGCCCAGGTCCCGCGCGATGGACTCCTCCAGAAGTGGGATGTCGTCAGCTCGCAGTGGGTATGGCCCTGTGCGCACCTTGTACGCCAGGCTCTTTGCCCCTGCTGAGTCCTGCAGCCCGCGCACATCACGCGCGACGCTAGCAGACTTGAGCTCGTACACCCGCTCCAGAGCCCGCGCGTAGTCCGCAAGCACCGGCACCTGCGGATCCGCGGCGAGGATCCCCTCCACCTTGAGCGCGAGCCGCGCAACGCGCTGACTCTTCGTCTCAGATGGACCGCACGACACCATGCACAGCTTGCGCAGTGCACGGTGCGTGTCCGGGTGGGATGCAATGGTGCTGGACAGGTCCACGTAGACCCGAGACAGGAACACGGCCCTGCCTGGCAGAGCCCCCTCGGGCTCCTCCTCCTTGGTTAGCACCATGCCGGCGCCGTCCGCCACCTTGCGCACTTGCTCGAAGACGCCCTCTGCGACCAGAGAGTCGTCCCCAAAGTAGCACCCCAGGTGGCGGAACGCCTCCTCTGGCCCCTCCCCCCCACGCCTGCGCGCCACATACTCCATGAATGCGGCGTCCAGCGTGTTCAGATCCGTCGTCACCCCCGACCCCGAGATGTTTGCCCCGCGCAGCACAGCCTTGTGCCCAAACCGCTTCGTCTTGGTAGACGCGCGCTCCTCCTTGTCCAGCAGCTCGCTCAGGCGGGAGTGATACTCCTCGCCAAAGTAGCGCATGTAGACAGGCTTGAGCACGTAGCGGCGGCAGCACACGCTGGTGCGGCCATCCATCCGGCTGTAGTCGCCACCCGCGAGCTTCCCCTGGGACTTGTGCAGCCCCTGGAGTGCGCGCCCGATGGCAGCCGGGTTCTTGCCCACCATGTACATGCGCTTGGCGGGTCCCTTCTTCAGGTGCTCCTTGATCGCGCCAGAGAACGCGCAAAGGTCGTTCGTGTGGCACGTAGGCACCTGGTTGATAATGCGCGGGTCCCCCACCTTGGCATACACCTCGTTCTTCTGGAAGGACTGCGTCCTCAGACGCCCCTCCGTCGGTACGTGCCTCTCCTCCTGCAGCCTGCGAGTTACCTGGGCTGGACGGTTCTGCTTCGCGCGCAGCTCCTCCATGTCCCAGGGCACCCCTTTGTGCGCGACGGGCACGATGTGGACCGCAAACTCCTCGCCATACCTGACCATGTCCGAGTCGAATGTTTTGGAGTTGGCAATCTCCACGACTCGCTTCTCAATGGCCCTGGCCTCGTTGTTGCTGCTTGAGGTGGGCGCAGCGCCGTGCCCAACAAGGGGCACGGCCGCCATGGCTGCTGTGGTCTTCCCCTCCTCCCACGCCATGCCCGCGACCGCCTGGTAGTTAACCAGTTGGCTTGGCTTGTAGTGGTGGGTGAAGTAGTCCGACAGCACGTGCCCCTCGTGGCCGGCCATGGTCTCGCCCATGTGCTTCATCACGCGGCAGGCCTCCGCGGGGAGCAGCTCTGTCTTTGGCACCTTCTTGTCCGTGTTGGGGATCTTGGCGGCGATTGACAGAGCGCAGAACGTGTCTGGCTTCATCACCACCGATGTGTTCCCCACGCGGGCCGCGTGCCGCAGTTGGATGCGCTGCTCCGTTGCGGTGCCGAACGAGCCCAGGAGGTACTCGCCCTGCTTCTCAACCTGCATCCGCTTGAGGCGGTGTGACTCCATGTCGGGAATGAGCCACTTTGCCAGCCACATCGGGAGGGAGATCGTGTTGGCCACCAGCAGCACCACGACATACCTGTCCTCAGCGATGCGGAATGGTACCACATCGTACAGGTAAGTGCGCCAGCCCTTGCCAAACACCATGACGTCCTTGCGCCAGTCCCACACCTTGTGGCGGTACACCGCCCCTCCTTGCACCTCCTCAACAACCGTCTCCGGGTCCTCAAACGCCCAGCTTGAGTTGGGGCCCTTGCCTGCGAGCCCCTCGGGCTGCAAGCAGAAGAACGCCAGGTCATGCCCCGCAAACTGCGAGATGGTCTTCTCGTCCACATAGTAGCAATTGTCCACCATTGAAACGAGGTCTCCACGTCGCAGCACGCCCACCTTGGGTTCCACCAGCAGGTCCTTGGTGGTCCTGTACTGGCGTTCCCCCCTGGCACCCAGCCTCTCCTCGCGTGGGGAGACTGAAAAGTCGTAGCGCTTGGTGCCGAGCACCTTGCACACGTCTGAGACAAACTCAGTGCCAGTCGCGCGAATCCGCGCAGCGTCAGGGTGGGTGTGCGAGGCCGCCATCCGGCGCTCCCGAACCTCAACCTTCATCTTCCGCACCTTCCACAGCTTGGCTTTCCGATCAGCCAACAGGCTGAACTTAGTCAAGAACCAGGTGGTCCAGGTGCGGCTGATGAGTTCGACGTCGGACATGTCCAACTCTAGCTCATCCTCCACCCCAGAACCCTTCCACCCGATTGACAGCAGATTGGGGTCGAGCGAGCTTGGCTCCTCTGTCCCCTCCTTTTGCACTGAAAGCTTGGGATACCCAACGCTCCAGTGGCCCCTAAGGGCGAAGTCCCATGACGGCATGGGTGCCGCGTCTCGTACGGCAAACGGGTATAAGGGTCG